ATGCTGGAACAAATGGGCATTGCCGCGAAGCAAGCCTCGTATAAATTAGCGCAACTCTCCAGCCGCGAAAAAAATCGCGTGCTGGAAAAAATCGCCGATGAACTGGAAGCACAAAGCGAAATCATCCTCAACGCTAACGCCCAGGATGTTGCTGACGCGCGTGCCAATGGCCTTGGCGAAGCGATGCTTGACCGTCTGGCACTGACGCCCGCACGGCTGAAAGGCATTGCCGATGATGTGCGCCAGGTGTGTAACCTCGCCGATCCGGTGGGGCAGGTAATCGATGGCAGCGTACTGGACAGCGGCCTGCGTCTTGAGCGTCGTCGCGTGCCGCTGGGGGTGATTGGCGTGATTTATGAAGCGCGCCCGAACGTGACGGTTGATGTCGCTTCGCTGTGCCTGAAAACCGGTAATGCGGTGATCCTGCGTGGTGGCAAAGAAACCTGTCGCACTAACGCGGCAACGGTGGCGGTGATTCAGGACGCCCTGAAATCCTGTGGCTTACCGGCGGGTGCCGTGCAGGCGATTGATAATCCTGACCGTGCGCTGGTCAGTGAAATGCTGCGTATGGATAAATACATCGACATGCTGATCCCGCGCGGCGGGGCTGGTTTGCATAAACTGTGCCGCGAACAGTCGACAATCCCGGTGATCACAGGTGGTATAGGCGTATGCCATATTTACGTTGATGAAAGCGCAGAGATCGCTGAAGCATTAAAAGTGATCGTCAACGCGAAAACTCAGCGACCGAGCACATGTAATACGGTAGAAACGTTGCTGGTGAATAAAAACATCGCCGATAGCTTCCTGCCCGCATTAAGCAAACAAATGGCGGAAAGCGGCGTGACATTACACGCAGATGCAGCTGCGCTGGCGCAGTTGCAGACAGGCCCTGCGAAGGTGGTGGCGGTTAAAGCCGAAGAGTATGACGATGAATTTCTGTCATTAGATTTGAACGTTAAAATCGTCAGCGATCTTGACGATGCCATCGCCCATATTCGTGAACACGGCACACAACACTCCGATGCGATCCTGACCCGCGATATGCGCAACGCCCAGCGTTTTGTTAACGAAGTGGATTCGTCCGCTGTTTACGTTAACGCCTCTACGCGTTTTACCGACGGCGGCCAGTTTGGTCTGGGTGCGGAAGTGGCGGTAAGCACACAAAAACTCCACGCGCGTGGCCCAATGGGGCTGGAAGCACTGACCACTTACAAGTGGATCGGCATTGGTGATTACACCATTCGTGCGTAAATAAAACCGGGTGATGCAAAAGTAGCCATTTGATTCACAAGGCCATTGACGCATCGCCCGGTTAGTTTTAACCTTGTCCACCGTGATTCACGTTCGTGAACATGTCCTTTCAGGGCCGATATAGCTCAGTTGGTAGAGCAGCGCATTCGTAATGCGAAGGTCGTAGGTTCGACTCCTATTATCGGCACCATTTAAATCAATAAGTTACACATCATTAGTACCTTCCTTATTTTTTGACTGGGACAAATTTGGGACCGATGGGTTTAGGATCGAGTCTATTTGCCGTGCGTGTTCGGTAAGGTGATTAGGTGCAAGGTGAGCATATCGACGAACCATTTCGATAGACTCCCAGCCTCCCATTTCCTGTAACACTGACAACGGGACTCCGGCTTGAACCAGCCAACTTGCCCAAGTGTGTCTCAAGTCGTGAAATCTGAAATCATCAATACCAGCCCGTCTCAGCGCCGCTTTCCAGGCTGTGTTTGCGTCATACCGCATCTTCCTGACTGTTGGCGCTTTCGTTCCGTCTGGTTTGGTACAGCTTTCCTTGTACACAAATACCCAACGGTGATGATTCCCGATTTGTTTTTTCAATACGCGACATGCAGTATCATTCAGCGCAACGCCAATTGCGCGGTTTGATTTACTCTCTTCCGGGTTTATCCATGCCACCCGGCGCTGCATATCTATTTGTTGCCATTCAAGGTTGATGATGTTCGAGCGTCTTAGGCCTGTTGCCAGTGCAAATTCAACAACAGACTTTAATGGCTCCGGACATTCATCAATCAGCCTTTGTGCTTCATGGGGCTCCAGCCAGCGGATCCGTTTATTCTTTGGTTGGGGCACTTTAATAATTGGTGCCTTATCCAGCATTTTCCATTCACGCTCTGCGGCTCTTAGTAGGGCCTTTATAAATGAAAGATGCGTAGCCTTCGTTGCAACGGACGCTGGTTTTGGCGTGTATTCTGGAACAGGTTTCCCTTTTTTTCTGCATGCTTCTGCCCTGAGTTTCCAGTTTTCCTCATGACGCCGGTTCGTCATTTTCTGCATTGCTGAATAAATTTTTGATTCAGTAATGTCTCTTAGTTGCATTCCTGCGAAATGTTGAAGCCAGAATCCGATCCGGCTTTTGTCATCGTCCAGTGATTTTTTATGTGCTTTCTCTTCAAGCCACCTGACACACGCTTCCTCGAACGTTATATCAGGTATTTCACCAAGTTTGCTGACCCGCCATGCTTCAGCCTTTAGCTTGTCATGGAGTTCTGTCGCCTGCCTTTTGTCCTTTGTTCCAAGAGACTGTTTAAATCTTTTACCGTTCGGCAATGTGAAACTGGCGTACCATATTTCACCTCTGCGGAAGAGTGACATTTTCTTTCCTCTGTTATGCCATCACCCGCGCTCACCTGGACAGTATGCAGCGGAGACTGAAGAGCCGCAATGCAGGCTTGTCGTGTTGTGAGGTAAGGAGATTTATTCTTAGTGGGATCTTTGCGTGTTGCCTGAAGACGCCCTGTGCGTATCCAGTTAATGGCAGTCGGTCTGGATATCTTGAGAAAATGACAGGCCTCATCGAGTGTGAGGCTGTATGGCTCCATTATTTCACCTCTTGCTGTGACATTGTTGAAAAATGGATACCAGCTCGTTGCTGCCAGACGATCCAACCGAGAGTCATATCCCATGCCATGTATTCGTTATCGCCGTTTTTTGCTCTCCGACGATCTACTAAGTCACCGAAACGCTTTTCCATGAATAATTCATAAGCTTCGCGTTCATCTGGTTCTACTTCCAGAGATAGGAGTGCGATTTCATAAGCACGGCGCTCAATATCGTCTCGCACGTCAAGGCTGCTGATACGCTCTTTAATTTCTTTAATCAGTTCTTTGTCGGTAAAAGTGGTCATTATGCTCCAGCCTCCGGTGCTTTTGGCATTACTGCCCAGTGAGTGATATTGACGTTTTCAAGGTCCCCGACCTGAAATGTCCACTGCCATTCTCCGGTTTCTTTTTGTCCCCAGGTGTACCAGAGAGAACGCCAGCCAATTAGCCAGCCTTCTCCGTTAGCATCGAATAACAAAACACTTTCATTTGCTGGTGGCAGTTCAGTTGACACTGGTATTACTTTGTTTTCCTGTGCTGCACATTTAGCTTCAAGCGCATCGAATTTACGCACTAGGTATTCAGCATCTGTTTCATTTACTTTCAGATCTCGCGGTACACATCTCCCACGAAGAAACCCTTCCATTTCGAAAACATTCATGCGCATTTGCGTAACTCCGATAACTCGTTAAAGCGTTCCATAAACATCCCGTAGGCATGGCCCGGTGCCAGTGGAATCACGTTGAACATCTCTGTTGCCGGGATACCTTCCAGTACAGGCCAGAAAGAGCCATCATCAAGCCCGAGATCGCGGCGTTCGGTTGCCAGCATGATGAGATCGGCATATTTCACGGGCGTACTCATAACTGGGGGTAACCCGTATTTCTCACGGATTACGGCGTCTATTTTTTCTTCCATTTGTTTATAGTCAGGAAGAAGGCGTTTCAGTGGTGCGGGAATGTCCTGGCAATACGCTTCTGTTGCATCATGCATTAACGCTTCAAAAGCAAATTCCTGCGGCACCAGCTGGCTGCAAAGAACCGCATGTTGGGCGACGCTGTAGAAGTGCGAAAGATGACCGGCAAAGCGACAGATATTTGAAAGGGAAACCGCGATATCGTTAATATCGATGTCGTCTTTATTTATCCTGTCATAATAAAAATGCTTCCCGTAAAAAGTTTTAATAAATGACATTTTGTTCTCCACGTATATGCGCTGCACCGCGCTGAATTCTGGTAAAAAGAATCCCTCACCATCCGGCGATTATTGAGTAAATTACGTTTCCATAAATGCCCCCGCAGGGGCATTTGCAGTAATGAAATCAGGCGGTGAAAGTACCAATAAAGGTTTCTACTTTGCTGTCCTTGAATTTCTCAACAAGCAGATCACGAAATTCGTTAGCCATTTCTTCCTGCACCGCCTCCAGCTGAATAATGCGCAGAACCAGTACAGGACGATCGCCAGTGATAATACTGAGGCGTAATTTAAACGGACGTTCTTTCAGACCTTCAAACGGAACGCATTTAAATTCAAATGCCACTGGCATAATGTCTTTGGTCTTCGCTTCGACAGACTCCATCAGGGAGCGTTTGCCGCTGAAGTCATTATCTTCAAAATCAGCGGTCTGGTTTGCTTCAATCGTGATTTTACGGACAGCCGCAGCCGCTTTTGTTGCCTGAATAGCGTCACCATTAGCATCAAAGCCCACAAGATAGTCGGCCCAGTCTTCAATCCATTCTGCTAGTGACTTCTGGGAGTTACGCTCGCCGTTAACAGACAACAGAGCAGAGAACGGTGCTGTCTTTTTCAGTTTGAGTGTGGCGGTGTTATCTGCGTGACCTGGTTCATCAATAGTACCCAGGTTAAGCACACTGACGGCACGCATATTATCAGCATCGATAAAGCAGCGGGTGCCTTCATCTGCAAGATCTTTAGAATAACGGGTAAAGTCATCGATGCTGGCAGTGGAAAGCGCACCACGGAAACGGAAGCGATTTAAATTAAATTTTTCCAGATCATGAATGCGGAAATTCTCAGGCAATGCCACAGCATCGGCACCAATCTTACTGATAATTTCATTAACACCCTGAGCAGAAATAAGGGCATGGATTTGATTAATTGCGGTTGCGTCTAAGTTCTGAGACATAATAAGTCCTCACTATATAAAGATATTCAGTGATGAGATAAATAATCAGTTAATTAAAAACGATATTAACGACCTGCTGCGCGGAGTTTTCCGTCAGGTTCACCGGCAAGAGTCAGTAACTGTCCCTGTTCTTCCTGCAGAATAGTCAGGCGACCACCGCGATTGACATACATCGGCGTTTCGGTGGTGTCTTCTTCGGAAATTTTCCCGCGGTTACCTGGCCTGCGGTACAGAATGACCGTTACGGCTCCCGACTGTGGCTGCTTCAGCGCAGCAAACTGACCAATCAGCTGGTGCTGACGGTAAGGGGGTATATCCGCGAATGCCTGCAATGGATGATTGATGACGGCGTGGTGTCCCGTATTGATCTGGATATCCGCCGCACCGGGATTAATGAACTGGGTAACAGTATCACCCTCTGGCGTCGTGACGGACCGGTAATGATTTCTTTTGATGATCTGTGGAGTGCGATAACGCATGGCGGACAGTGAATTTCAGCGCCCGACGCTGGCAGAAAATATCAGTATGCTCCGTAACGATTTATTCGCCAGGCTGGACGTCAGCGACACGCTCCGGCGCATGGATGAAGACGTGCGGGCAAAGGTGTATGCGGCGGCGCTGCATACGGTTTACGGGTACATCGATTATCTGGCAATGAACATGCTGCCTGACCTGTGCGATGAGTCCTGGCTGGCGCGACATGCTGCGATGAAACGGTGTCCGCGCAAGGGGGCCACGGCTGCCAGCGGGTATATGCGCTGGGAAGGTGTCAGCGATGGCCTGAAGGTGACTGCCGGGAGTGTTATTCAGCGCGATGACCTGGTTCAGTACACGGCAACTGCCGATGCAACCAGCTCCGGTGGTGTCCTGCGCGTGCCGATCGCCTGCTCAAATGCAGGCGCGGTCGGTAACGCTGACGACGGTATGGCATTAATCCTGGTCACGCCGGTGAATGGTCTGCCGTCTTCTGGTGTGGCTGACACCCTGACAGGCGGATTTGATACTGAAGAGCTGGAAACGTGGCGCGCCCGCGTCATTGAGCGGTATTACTGGACGCCGCAGGGTGGGGCTGACGGGGACTATGTCGTCTGGGCTAAAGAAGTGCCCGGCATTACCCGCGCATGGACATACCGTCACTGGATGGGAACGGGAACTGTCGGTGTGATGATTGCCAGCAGTGACCTGATTAATCCCATTCCGGAAGAATCAACGGAAACGGCGGCAAGACAACATATCGGGCCACTGGCCCCGGTGGCAGGCTCTGATTTGTATGTGTTCAGGCCGGTGGCACATACGGTGGATTTTCATATCCGCGTGACGCCGGACACACCGGAAATACGGGCTGCCATCACCGCGGAGTTGCGTTCGCTCCTGCTGCGTGATGGTTATCCGCAGGGAGAACTGAAGGTATCGCGTATCAGTGAGGCGATTTCCGGTGCGAACGGGGAATACAGCCATCAGTTGCTTGCACCGGCAGACAATATCTCCATTGCAAAAAATGAACTGGCGGTACTGGGGACGATTTCATGGACGTGACAAACGATGATTACATCCGTCTGTTGTCGGCACTGTTGCCCCCCGGTCCGGCGTGGTCAGCCAGCGATCCGGCGATTGCCGGTGCGGCACCGTCATTAACCCGCGTTCATCAGCGTGCGGATGCCCTGATGCGGGAGCTGGATCCGCGCACCACCACTGAACTGATAAACCGCTGGGAGCGTCTGTGCGGTCTGCCGGATGAATGTATTCCCGCAGGGACACAGACCCTTCGCCAGCGTCAGCAACGGCTGGATGCGAAGGTTAACCTGGCGGGCGGCATCAACGAGAATTTTTATCTTGCACAGCTTGCTGCCCTGGGCAGACCAGACGCTACCATCACGCGATACGACAAACGCACGTTCACCTGCTCATCGGCCTGTACTGACGCGGTGAATGCGCCGGAATGGCGGTATTACTGGCAGGTCAACATGCCAGCCGCCACAAACACCACCTGGATGACATGTGGCGATCCCTGTGATTCCGCGCTGCGTATCTGGGGCGACACCGTTGTCGAATGTGTGCTTAACAAACTCTGCCCGTCGCATACCTACGTAATTTTTAAATATCCGGAGTAATCCATGCATCGTATAGACACGAAAACCGCGCAGAAGGATAAGTTCGGCGCGGGTAAGAACGGTTTTACCCGTGGTAACCCCCAGACTGGCACACCTGCTACCAATCTGGATGATGACTACTTTGATATGTTGCAGGAGGAGCTTTGCAGCGTGGTGGAGGCATCCGGTGCCAGCCTGGAGAAGGGGCGAAACGACCAGTTGCTTACCGCGCTTCGTGCCCTGCTGTTAAGCCGCAAGAATCCGTTTGGTGATATCAAATCGGATGGCACGGTGAAAACGGCTCTCGAAAACCTTGGTTTGGGAGAAGCGGCAAAACGGGATGTGGGGACAGGGGAAAATCAGATACCGGACATGGCGGCGTTTGCCAGTTCACTTTCATCAACGGGTTTTCAAAAACTCCCTTCAGGTCTGATTATTCAGTGGGGTATAGTCAGTGGAGCATCAAACTATACGGTGACTTACCCGGTAACATTCCCAAATCGTTCACTTGCGCTGTTGGCTGTACCACATACAACGTCGGTGGCGGGTATATCTGCAATGGGCATAGCGAACTGTTCTGATATCAGCAAATCACAGTTCTATATAATTGTTGGCGGTATATCTCAGGGAGAAATTGTCAAATATGAAAGGTCCTGTTTTTGGGTAGCAATCGGTGTATAGGTATATCTATGATTTATTTCTCAAAATCGACTAATGGTTTTTTCTTCGATGGTATAAACAGTGACATGCCTGCTGACATTGTTGAGATATGTACAGACTTATACAATGAATTAATTGCCGGACAGCAGGAAGGGGGTAAATTAATTACGTCAGATAAAAATGGTTTACCGGTATTAAAATCCCCGGCGATTGATTATGTCGCACGTGCGGAAAATCAGCGAATGCAGTTACTTGCTCATGCCGATAATGTCACAGCTGACTGGCGAGTGGAATTAATGCTTGGTGATATCAGCAGTACAGATAAAGAAAAACTATCTGCTTGGATGGACTACAAAAAAGAAGTAAAAGCCGTCGACACTTCGACGGCTCCTGAGATTAGCTGGCCTGAACTGCCGGCGGCGTAGGCCATTCAATATCTGGCGCACCGGAAGTATCGACCAGTTCCAGTGCGTCCAGGTAATCCAGCCACAAATTATATTGCGCCAGTTCCTCACCTTTCAGCCGGCCAATAGCCGCTTTACCAGGCCATTGTTTACTGTTCATATAATCGTTGGCTTGTTCAATAAGTATATTTTTCATTCCCTCCGCTTCAGCTATTTCCTGTTCCTGTGTCTTCGCTGGATATTCAGTAAGTACAGGGTAGTTATCCGGGCTATTGATAATAATTTTCCCAGTACTCTGACCATTCATAAGTTCATAATAAAGAGCATCTTCAATATCGAAAGCATCATCGGGAATATCACTGTTGTTTTCAGAGAAAAATCCCTGAACAGATGGGGACCATTTCATTTTCATAATTTCCCAATTCCTAAAATGTGGACATCATCAGCCTTACGGGCATTCCAGGTGACAATTACATCGGTAGAGTGACGATTAACTGAGATTGCGTATGCTTCGTTAGTCGAGCCAGAAACTTTTGTGGCAAACACAGCAAACAGGACACCAAATGACTGGGGCCATTTATAACCTGACAGCTGATAATTACCATTATTCAGTGTTACAGCTTTGGCTGCTGCACTTGATGGAATCGTCAGCCACTGGAGTATCAACCCTCCTGGCAAAAGTTGTTTTCCGTAAAAATCCCTCACCCCACTAAATGAAACCATGTCCGGTATCTGATTTTCCCCTGTGCCCACATCCCGTTTTGCCGCTTCTCCCAAACCAACGTTTATGAAAATGCAGAAATAGCGCGCAAATGGCATCGTTCCTGTTTTTGTCAGGAGGAGCTATC